AAGATCTTCCCCCAGAGTGGACAATACCCCTGCGGCGCAGACATACACAGTGAAAAAAGGTGACTGCCTGTGGAATATTGCAAAGAAATTCTACGGGTCGGGTGCGAAATATACACTGATCTACAATGCGAATAAGAGCGTTATAGGCGGCAATCCAAACCTTATTTACCCCGGACAGGTTTATACGATTCCGGCAGCGTAGGGGGTGCGGACATGGCGATTCAATTTGTAATTATTCATGACGGCATTGGATTTGATGTATCCAATATGTTCGAGGAAATCACGTGGAGCGGTAGAAAAGGAGCTGCTCCCAGATCTGTAAGCATTACGCTCATGGATGACGATGGTTACAACCATTCGAGGGTGAGCGTAGACTGCACCAATGGAGATCAGTGCGTGTTCTACGAGGACGGCACGGAACTTTTCAGAGGCATTGTCACGAGCCACAAGCAGAACAGTTCTAAGAAACTGGTTGTGAAAGCCTATGACAATGCCTACTATCTGGCCAACAACAAGGATTCCTTCAGCTACACCAATAAAACTGCGACACAAATTTTCAATGACTGTATGACCAGATTGGGCATGAAGGGGGAGGCGGTGGATACTAGATATGTCATACCGGAATTGCCAAAAGGTAAGACGACAGTTTACGACGTCATGCTAGATGCTCTGAGTATTACATACAAAGCAACCGGTGAGAGATTCTACATTTCCTCCGAGAATGGCATTATTTACCTTCGCAGGAGGGTGGAAAATGCGATGCAATGGGTATTGGAATCCGGCAGTAGTCAGGCAAACCTTACTAATTACGAATATTCCAAGAGCATTGAAAAGGTGAAAACCCGTGTGCGACTGCTATCGAAGGAAGATGCTGTGGTGTATGAGAAAGTCAATACCGAACTGGAGGACAAGATCGGTACCTTTATGGAGGTAAAATCTGTTGATGATTCCTATACGCAGGCACAGATGCAGGAGCTTGTCGAGTCGGTATTTGATGAAAAAGGTATTCCGGAGCAAAGCCTGAAGGTCAGCGGTCTTGGTGTGTCCGGTGCCATATCCGGAAGATGTGTATATGTGATTATCCCACATTTGGGGATAAAGAGATCTTTCTACATTGATGAAGATACACACAGATACACCAGAGAATGTCACACAATGACCTTGAAACTAAATGATGTGAATGCGTAGAAGGAGGGCATATGAATCAGGAACCAACAAGTCTGAAACAGATGTTTCAGTCAATGATCCCGGAAGGACCAAGTGTAAAAGAAGGGATTGTTACATCCACCTCTCCATTGAGCGTAACACTGAAAAATGATGCAAAAATGATTTTATCAGCGAATTCGCTTATTGTTCCAAGGAACCTTACAGACTATCAGGTCGAGGTGGATTTAGAGACGGCGCTGGGTACTCTTACATCTAAAACGAAAGTTGATGGCAAACATACACATGACGAGCTTACCGGTGGGGATGATGGAGAGCATTTTCATAAGCTTGATACATTCAAAGTACGGGATGGTGTATTGATGATCCACAATGCCCTAAAGAAGGGGGATACGGTATATCTCCTTGCTTTTAACAATGGCAAACAATACTACATCCTTGATCGAAAGGGGTGATCGAATGGCGGTTGACAAAGCAATACTGGTAACAGCCATAGAGGATGAAGAGAAAATCACATCCAGAACCTATGCTATCGACTGGGATCATGGCAGGATCGTCGGATTTGTTGACGGTCAGGAAGCTGTGAAGCAGTTCATAAAGAAAGCCTTACTTACTCCCAGATTCAAGTGCCTGATTTACGACAATCAGTACGGCAGCGAGATCCGGGAAACTATTGTACAGAGGACAGCCACAAGAGAGTATATTGAAGCGGAAATGCCGTTTCTTGTGAGAGATACTTTGATTTATGATGAAAGAATTCTGGACGTATACAATATGTCGTTTGAATTCAAAGATACTTATCCACAGCAGGACAGCGCAATCATATCCTTCGATGTGGATACCATATATGGAAATATGCAAATGAAGGAGGTGATTTAAGGCATGTTTGAGGAATTTACGGAAGAGTATTTTATGGATCAGGCACGGGTCCTGGGCGAGGAGTACGGGGTAGACACCAGACAGGGAAGCCTGTTCATGGATGCGGCCACTGGTCATTGTATCAGAATTGCAAAATTTATGAACGATCTGAAAACGGCATTCGAGATGTTGGCCGTAGATACCTGTACTGGTGACATCCTGACGGAGAAAGCAGCACAGGACGGCATCTATCGGCAGAGCGCAACCCCTGCCTACTATGATGTGACATTTTCCGGCACAACACCTGAGCTTGGAAGCAGACTCTTTGTGGATTCATATTATTTTAAGCTGGTGTCGAAGGATGAAAAGCTGGTACTGGAATCCGAAGTGCTCGGTACCGCCACCAATCATTTGCTATCCGGGCAGAATGTTGTACCGGTATACGAGGTAAATGGTCTCGAATCCTGCACGCTTGGAACTCTCTATATTCCCGGCGCTGATGTAGAATCAGACGATGCACTGAGAAAACGGTGGCAAGGGAAGAAGACAGGACCTGCGCAGAACAATAACCGTTCCCAGTATAAAATATGGTGCGAATCCAGAACCGGTGTCGGAAGAGCACACATATTGCCCTTGTACGGAGGCGAAAATACTGTGAAAGCTGTGATATATTCCACGGAGGGCGGAATCCCCGCTAAGAGCATATTAGAGGACGTACAGGAGTATATAGATCCTATCGTTGCCGGCTATCAGGTGGAGGTGAATGGAAAAACCCTTACCTTTGGTGACGGACTGGGCGACGGAGTATCCAGCCTGGGTGCGCATTTCCTGGCGGCAGCCCCGGAGCCGACCGAGATTTCCATATCCTTTTCCGCTGACCTAAAGAGCGGTTACAGCAAACAGGCGGCACAAACGGAAGTGCTGAATGCC